CCATGTTGGGGGGAACTAGGTCACTGGTTCTGCAACAGACGGAACCCGAGATCGTTCACGGAATCGAATCCGTGACGAGCCGAGGCGAACCATCCACGCTGACCCGAAGGACGGTTGCTGCCGGTAGCGAACAGATGCGGGATCAGTTCAACTGACATGCCTGCACGCTGGGCCACCACGAAGTTGGAGAAGTCACCAACGACGAGGATGTTCGCAGCACCGGTGGTGCCGGTGAACTCGGGCGCATAATCCGTGGTGCGGATCGGGCGACCGAACAGGGTACCGATACCACCGTTCGTCAGGTCAACCGTGTAATAGGCGGAATCGGCACCAGCGGCGAACGTACGGATCTCGTTCTCCACATCGGTGTTCATGACCCACGTTGCGTTGGCACGGTAACGCTCAGGGAGCGACTTCCACACCTTCAGCAAGTCAACGGCACCAAACGAACCGTCGGTCGTCACAACAACCTCAACGTTCGTGTTGGCGTCGAGTGCGGTGAAAATACCGGTCGGCTGTGACGATCCGGTGCCGGTGATCGTCGCCTGAGCGACAAGATCAACGTAACCAGCGTCCAGCAGACGACGCATCTCAGCGGCAAACGCCGGGTAGTCATCGCCAACCTCAATCGAGTAAGGGATGAAACCACGTGCCGTGTAGACGGGCACGGTCGGCTGGGCGAGCGTCGGAGCGTCATCGCTGACCTCTGAACCCTCAGTGTCATACGACCATGACACACCAGCAGACGAAACACCCTTCCACTCATCAGTGGTTATCGTGACGACACGGGCAAGATCAAGCACCGGTGCGGCAGCGGCACCCGAAGTCAAGATGATGCTCGGATCGATCAGCACTGGGATACCGAATCCACCTGCGGTGTCGGTCCCTTCGCTCATCGCACGGAACTCGTCAAGCGCACGGGCCTCGTCAGCGGTGAACGCCGGGGATGCCTGCGTGACACCCTTCATGAACGCCGAACGGTAAGCGTCGGTCTCGGTGAGAACCATACGCTTGGCGATCTGACCGCCGTCGGTCAGGGCGTTACGGGTGCGGAGCAGACCTTCCACATGGTCACCGTTGCGGGAAGCGAGGTGCTTGCCGTCACGGTCAAGGATGGCGAGGGCGGCGTCACGGATTTCCGACCGGCTGGCACGGGCAACGTCCACGTCGGTGGCGGTGCGCTTCATGACCTGCGGTGCGTCGTACCCGGTGGCACGCTCCACAACCTGCTCACGGGCGACAGCGATGCGGGCTTCACGGGCCTCAATCGCGTCGAACTCGGCCTTGCGTGCCTCATGCTCAGTGAGAGCGGCATCAAGTTCGATGTTCTCATCCTCGGTGATGTCGTCCTTCTCGGACAGTTCAACAATACGGGAACGCAACTCTTCGATCTGGTTGCGCAATTCGTCCTTCTTCATGGTTCGCTCCTTCAGCGAATTCCGGCAAGCCACATACGTGCGACTCGTTGTGTACGTGTTGGGATCGAACCGTGACCGTCGGTCGGGGGTTCACCAGATGGGTGGAGCGAATCCGGGCCATCCTCGTTTTCGATTTCGGACACCGATTTGATATCGGCACCTGACGCGAGTATACGCGCAATCTCGTCACGGATTTCTGCATCCTCCAATGCGGACAGCACGTGACGTGAGCGGACACCCACACTTGTCTGTTCGTATGCGGGGAACACGACTGGTCCAACCTCGTACAACTGGACTTCACGGATGGTGCGTTCCTCCATGCCGTCCTGTCCTCGACCCCATGTTTCATCGGTGATACGGAAACGGAACGACATGCCGGTGATGCCACCGTCACGGATAGCGTCACGGACAGGTTGCACCAACCAGTTATCTGACAAACGTGCTTTCACACGCAAACCGTGATCGTCCTCAACGATTGATGTGATGCGTCCCAACGGGATTGATCCGATCAGCGGGTGCGCACCGTGATCAAACTGCAGGATCGGCATGCGTTGACCGAGTGTGCGTCGGAACGCTCCGGGTGCAATCCGTTCCCGATATTCACCGTACTGGTCCTCAATGCTGGTCCATTCGTTGAACACTGCACCATATCCGTCAAGGGTTAGCCCGTCCTCGTTCGGTGCAACATCGAACGACATTTGACGCACTTGATCTTCGGTGCTACGGGTGATCGTTTCAGTAACCATGTTCCGCTCCTCTTGGATTTCTGCGGCTTTGCGTTCAAACCATTGGCGGGCAGGTTCCGGGTCGAGAGGGTTGATTCCCCACAGGTAGTGTGCGACCGCACCGGCACCGGGCCAACCATCATCATCAGTGTTCGTGTTCGACGGGGCATCCAAATCGACTGCGTGTCGCGCTCCCCATGCGTTAGCCCGAATCACTTTGTCCTCGGTGATGTCACCGTCAGCCATTGCACGTGCCTCACGCACAGTGCCTTCGGTCAACCCGTCACCACCGTAACCCTCGGCACGCAACTCCAATCCTCTAGATGCTGCATCACGGATATATACCGGCACATCCAAATTGACTTGACGTGACTCTGATCGGGCATCTGGTTCGACGGGTTGCCACCGGTCACAGTAGTAATCGCCTCGCACGTATTCTTCCCACAGATCACAGAATGCCATGTCGCCGTCAACCATCTGTTCGTTGTAGAACACACAGTTGCCGCACGCACGACCCTCAGGTACGTCATCTTCCAAAGCGGGACGATATGCGTCAGGCAGGTCACGCATCATGCGTTCACCACCGGGTTCAATATCCTCAGCGATTGACAACGCAACCATCTGATCAATCGCATCCTCTTTCGTGAGATGACAGCCCATGACCTCACCGTCCTCTTTGACGGTGGCCCAACCGGAACATTCCGGGTTGTCAGACTCAATGAAATACGGCATCGCAACAATCCTAAATCATGTAGCGGGTTCTGCGATGAATGAACCGCTGATATGGAAATTGTCGGATGTGGCAAGCGTGATCGGTTCACCCTGTTCAAACGGAAAATCGTTCAGACGTTGACCGGATACATCGGTGGTGAACAGTTGCAGCGTCGAGGTGCCTTTGTTGGCGTGACCGGAGATGTGATATTGAGTGCCGGTGTCGTCATCGTGCAAACAACCATTACGAATCATCACGGCTTCAAGACATGCGAACGGCATGGACACGAAATACTGCCCAGTGCCGAACGACGTGATGTTATCAAAATCCACCTGCACATCAAAGTAGACAAGATCACCGGCACGCACATAATGACCAGTGAACAACGGGTCACCAGAAAACGTTGGTTGAGTCCCGGCAGTGCCACCCGTCACGGTGTAGGTCTCGGTGGACGGTGCCGGTCCGACAGGACCCGGTGACGTAACCGTCACAGCGTTATCCGACTGAGTGACCGACACCGTGTTATCGGATTCGATAACAACCACCGAGTTGTCAGCCTGTGTGACTGACACCGTGTTGCTCATCTGGTGACCTCGCCACGCACAGTGAACGTGCCCATCACCAAACGTTCCACCGTGGACCCGTTCACCAACTCGATGTCATACGTGTACACGCCTGCATCCACATCGGCCATATCTGCCGCAGAAACCGAAACAGTGACCGTCCCGGCTGCACCACCCAATGTGACACCACCGTTCGCCGTCGTCAAATCCAACACCGTCGTGGCAGATGGGACACGTGACCTCACCTGCATACGACCTGTCCAACCAACCAACGACACCGGATCACCGTTGGAATCTTTCCATGTGAACACTTGAGAATAGGTTGCGCCTTGATCGGCAACGATGTCGTATCCACCTGCCAACGCCATCACACACCACCCTCAGTTGGTTGCAACTGCACCGACACATTCCCGGTATGCACCAAACGAGTCATGTCACCGGTTGTCACAGCGTCAACCACCGATACCGGATCGAACCCGCCATCAACCAACTGGCGCATCGTCTGAGCATCCTTCGACCGGATATCGGCAGAATCCAACACGTCCTCTTGCAAGAACGCCACATCACGGTCGTCATACCACAACCTGACGGTCGGATCGGGAACAGTCAACAACGTTTCCAACGCACCACACGCCGCACGCCACAACGGACGGATCGTCCCATCCGCAAACCGGCGACGAGCCGCAACATAGTTCCCGGCATTCAACGACGAACCAGCCAACCCCTCACTGATACCCAAATACGATGCGGGCACACCAGCCGCCGCAGCGATACGAGTCTCACCGGCACCCTGCACAGATTTCAGATTCAGTTGATCAAAGTTCGCACCGACAACCTTGACATCTGCGCCACCACCCAAATACAACGTTTTGAACGCCTTATCAACACCCTTGTGTGACGCATCCATCCGTTGCACAAACGTTTCAAACGCCTCTTTCGTGATCGACGGATCAAACGACACCACCATGTTCGGAGTCGCACTGTTCCGCATAAACGCATGCTTATAGGTAGACAACTCGTTGTCCGCTTGCACATCCGGCAACACCGTTGACAACCATGACCGGCCACGGAACCCGTGTTGCGGATCGGGCAACGGTTTGAAATGGCACACCTCGTCCGGCATGAACATCGCCACATCCGAACCCTGCTCATCAACCACCGCATACCCGACCAGTTCGTGACCGAACATCTCACCCGTTGACACGTCATCAACCGAACCGGTCAACACCTTCACCCGGCGAGGATCAAGACGCACCAACTCGGCACCAGTCCGAGTCTCACGACGCACCCAATAACTGTTGCCATATAGGTCTGCGTCAACCAACATGCGTGCCAACAAATCACCCGTCGTCGCATTCACCCACGGACGTTCCAACAACGACAACTCCGTAGTACCAAACAACGCACCCGGACGACCATTCGAATACGGTTGCCACTGGAACCGGGCCTCAGCGAACACCAACATGCGTGCATGAATCGCCGCCGCCACAATCGGATTGCGTTGCCCCTGCAACGCAGTCAACTCCTCGACACCAGCCGACGGAACCACATACCGGTTACCGGCAAACGCAAACCGGTCAAACAACGACAAATAATCGTTCCACGACAGGCCATAGGTGGAACGAGACTCCGACCCAAAAAACAGGTTACCTAACGCCATCAGTCACCGCCGCGTTCCAGAGCCACACCCCACAACACTAGCCCAACACCAGCAACAAGAAATGAAGCCACCAACGACAACAAGCCTGCGCCAACAACCATCAACACCAACCCGGCGATCTGCAAACCAGACGGAACCCACTTAGGCATCAACACACCTCACTCAAACGCAGCCCACAACTCAGAAACCGCAGGCAACTCCGGACGACTATTCGCACGATGATATGCGATACACAACGCAACCGCCGCATCAATCTTTCCACGCGACTTCCCTTTCGACAACGTGAACCCTGTCTCATTCATCCGAGGCACAGCGTTCAACACGTGCGCAGTGAACGCCGCATCCGCATTGTGAGTGATCTCACCACGCTTGATCGCCTCAAACGTCGCACCCACAGCCGGAGTCATCCGCTGCAACGACTGAGGAATTTCCATCATCGGATAACCCTCATCCAACAACTGTTGTGCAGGCAAATCAAAAAACCGTGGGTCGAACGACACCTCACGCAACTCGAAACGTTCACCCAACTCACGGATCGTCGCCATCACATCAGTCACATCCAACCTGCCGTCCTCAGTCGGATTCCAAATTTTCGATTCCGCATGCCACCTCCCATCATCACGTTGTTGCACCCACACCACCGCAGTCGAATCATGCTTCAACGCAACGTCAACACCAACCCACACCGGGCCACCCTCAACCAACTCGTACCCATCCTCCAACCCATCCCACACCGCCTTACCATCATCACCCAACCAACACTCAACACCCTCATGCCACTGCCCCAAACGGAAAATACGGAAATGTGACTCCGGCGACATCGCCACCGCCATCTCCAACGCACCCTCATTCATATAGCCCTCAGCCAACGCCGGGTTCGCCTTCAACCACTGGTCACGATCCCCAACCGCACAACCCTCATCCGCAGCGAACTCCGTGAACCGAAACTGGCTAGGTAGATCACCATGCCGGACACGTTCACGCATATGCCACAACGCGTTGTCCTTCTCAAACCCCGGAGTGCCAATCCCAACCACCAACGACCGAGGACGCTTACCCGACGCCAACAACATCGAATCCCACGACGTGACCGGCATGAACCCGATCTCATCCACAATCCCCAACGACGGGTCCAAACCCTGCAACCCATCCGGATCATTCGACTTCGGGAACATCTCACCATGATTCAACGGAGTCACAATCTTCTGCGCACCAATCGCGCTATACACATGACACCGTGACGACAACTCCCACTCGTCACGCACCATCGCCAACGCCACCCCATACACCGACGTAACCGCCTGCTGCACCGTCGTCGCAACCACCGGAATCTGCGGTGCACCAGACTCGTCAGGATCAAACAACGCCCACAACCCGATCGACGCCAAAAACGTTGACTTGCCATTACCACGACCAACCGACATCACCGCCGCCTGCACACCATCACCCAACACCTCCTCCAACCACACCTTCTGAAACCCAGCCAACCGCAACGGCTTACCAGCCCCATAACCCTTCGGAGAACGACAGTACGTTTCAATGAACCGGATCGCCCGAGCCGCACGACTCTTCGTACGCCACTTCAACCACGGACCCGGCGTAGGGTTCTCAAGTTTCTTCCCGGCGTTCCGGTTACCGGTCATCATCTGACCGGTCTGATGATCCTTACGTGGCGTAGCCATCATTCACCTTTCACGCATAAACCATGCATGATTCATGCATAAAACCGTTGAATTTTCTGTGGATAACTCGACCTGTGGAAAAACCGGGCCTGTGGAAAAACCTGTGGATAACCCTGTCGGAAGCGTACGGATGCC